GTGAATGATCGCATGCGGCTTTTTGCAGACGAATACATAAAGAGGCATTGCAAACGTGGAGCGGGCAAAGATGCCGCCATTGCGGCAGGCTACAAAGAGCGTTCGGCAGCGGTTACGGCCAGCAAATTGTTAGCACGCGAAGATGTCCAGTCATATATAAACTCTTGCGAAGAGAAGATTGCTGAAGATTTACGAAAAGCGTTTTTGTTTCATGCCGTCGATGCGGCAGAAGCACTTGGCGGTATTTTGACGAAAAAGTATGCTGATGATCGAGACGTGATTGCCGCGGCAAAAGATATTCTTGACAGAGCGGGTTTTGCAACTAATAAACAGGCGGCGACGCCAGCAAAGCAAGGGGATTTGTCAAAGCTTTACGAAGCACTGGAGAGTGACAACAAATGAAAATAACAACATTGTCGCCAAAGCAAAAAGAAATATTTCGCTGGTGTCATCGCGATAATGATAAATATGACGGTATTATATGTGATGGGGCTATTCGCTCCGGAAAAACAATTTGTATGATTGCGTCATTCGTATACTGGTCAATGAGATTTTTCAGCGAAAATACTTTTGCCATTTGCGGAAAAACTGTCCAGTCGGCAGAGAGAAATATAATAATGCCGTTGCTCGGCATGACGGATGTTAAAGCATATTATGATCTAAAATACACGAGATCGGTCAAACTCTTGACGATTACGCGAGAAACAAACGGAGAAAGGCGAGTTAATTATTATTATGTGTTCGGCGGAAAGGATGAAAGCTCGGCGGCACTGATTCAGGGCATGACACTCAGCGGAGTTTTGCTCGATGAGGTTGCCTTGATGCCGCGATCATTTGTGGAGCAGGCACTGGCAAGATGTTCCGTCGCTGGGTCAAAATTTTGGTTTAACTGCAATCCTGACAGTCCAATGCACTGGTTTTATGAAGAATGGGTTTGCAAGGCAGAAAAGCATCGAATCTATCATTTGCATTTTGAGTTGACGGACAACCCGTCGCTATTGCCCGAAATTATTGACCGCTACAAGAGCATGTACACAGGCGTTTTCTACAATCGCTTTATTTTGGGGCAATGGGTTGCCGCCGACGGCATAGTGTATGATGTCGATGTAAAGACTTTAATTGATGATACCGTCCCTAAAAAAGGACGGTATTTTATTTCCATTGACTATGGCACACAAAATCCCTTTTCTGCGGGCCTTTGGTGCCTGCACGGCAAAACTGCGACGCGTATAAAGGAATTTTATTATGACGGCAGAAAGAAGAGCAAGCAAAAGACAGATGAGGAATATTATATTGAAATTGAGCAGCTGGCAAACGGGTATGAGATTGAGAAAATAGTCGTTGACCCGTCGGCAGCGAGCTTTATAGCGTGTATACGCAAGCACGGTAAGTTTTCGGTCAGAAAAGCACGAAATGATGTTATCGACGGAATCCGCGTGACCTCGGAAATGATAAAAAGCGGAGCTGTAAAAATAAATTCAAGTTGCGAAGATATTCTTAGGGAATTCGGCCTATACCGATGGGACGAAAAGTCAACCGTTGACAAGGTTGTAAAAGAATATGACCATGCAATGGATGATATGCGTTATTTTTGCTATACGATACTCCGCCGGGAACTGCGGTGGATGGGATACAGAGAGGATCAATATGACCAGGATTAAGAAGTGGATTTGTAAGAAATATCTGCCTGCATATGCACGCGAAAATATGATTGAGGAGAGCGGGCGAATGCAAAAAAAAATTGTCGCACTTGAACAGGAAAACAGGGAACTCCGGGCATATATTGACGGCCTTGAGAGGGGTGTGCGAGCGGGCAAGAAGATAGTCATAAATGCTGCGGGGGTTGACAGATGAGTATTATATCGGCATTAATGAATCGAAATAAAATATACAGCTTTGAGGATGCTTTCGGTGTGAAGGACATCACGAGCGATGAAATGAGAAACGCTATAGAGCTTTGGCTTGAAATGTATTTTGAAAACGACAAAAAGCAGCTGGATGATTGCCAGCGCCTGCCAGTGCTGATCGTTAAAAAACTGACAAAGACCGCATTTTCGGAATATCAGGCATCAAGCAAAAACGAGTTTGCTAATTGCATTCTGCGAGGAACGGATGTTATTCATAAAAAGGCGTTTCAACAAATGCTTATTTCCGGGGAGTGCCTCATAAAACCGGTACCTACTGCTGATGGCTTTACTTTTGTCCCAATTAGACGGGATTGCTTTGTGCCGCTCGCACGAAATGAAAACGAGGAACTTACAAGCGTGGGAACCGCTGAAATAACAATTGCCAAAGGAAAATATTATACTCTGCTTGAGCGGCGAACCGCCGGAAAGATGTTGATAATAGAATCAAAACTTTATGAGTCTGAGACGCCGGAGATGCTTGGAACAGAAATTCCGGTAAATGCGCTTGAGAAGTATGAAAATTTACAGCCCGTGATAGCATTGCCGCTGAGCGGACTCGGTCTGATTCATTTGAAAACCCCGTTGCTTAATACCGTTGACGGATCTGCAGATAGTGTCGCTATATATGCACCCGCCGCGAAGCTGATACAGAGAATAAACAGAAATGAAAAGCTTCTCGACCAAGAGTTTGAGCTTGGTCGACTTAGAATAATGGTTCCGGAGGACCTTATGCGCCGTCGGTCGAACGGGGTGAGACGGTTGGAAGATGATGTTTTTACAAGTCTTGCCGAAGATCCCGACGAGCAGAAAATAACTACATTCTCGCCGCAGCTCCGAGAGAGCAGTTATCTTGCAAGAAAAACAGAGTATTTGCGAAACATAGAGAGCCTTATCGGCTTCAAACGCGGAATACTGTCTGATGTTGAAATGGCCGAGAGAACGGCGACAGAAATAACCTCTTCGGACGGCGACTATAACCTAACTATAACAGATCTGCAGGAAGTCTGGGAGCGGGCGGTTCGTGATGCGGTTCAATTGTGTTCTGAGCTTGCGAGAATATATAAAATGCCTGGAACTGCAAAGGTAAATGATGAAGATGTTATCATCGATTTTGGTGATGGCGTATTGTACAATCGTGATAAGACATGGAACGAATACTGCAGTATGGTGCAAATGGGGCTTATAAAGCCGGAGATTGCTGTCGCGTGGTATTTTGAATTACCTCATGAGACCGAACATGATATAGAGGAAATACGCAGGCAATATATGCCGGAAATCGAAAGCATGACGAGGGAAGAATAAATGCTGTTGCCAGCGAAAATAGACCAACTGAGTGTGATCTCCGGTCGAATAATGGATCCAATTATTCAGTTTCTTTTGCGCGATATTGCGAGAAGAATTGCCGAAGCGGGAAAAATCACATCGACAGCGGGCTATCAGATTTGGAAAACACAACAACTCGGGATGAGCCGGCGTGAGATAAAAAAAGAACTTGCAAAAATGTATAAGGCGACCGAGTCTGAGATAGATACTTTGTTTCGGGAGTCGGCAAGGGAGGGCTATGATTTTGACCTGTCGAAGCTTCCGACCACAGAGGCAGCGCCGTTCGAGAAGAATTTAAGCCTGCGTCAACTTGTGGTCACTGCGGCTGAGCTTGCAAAAGACAATTTTTCAAATCTTACGCAGACTATCGGAATGATAGACCCATACGGGAACGCATTGCCGCTATATAACGCATATAATTCCTGCTGCGATTATGTCTTCTTACTCGTTTCTTCCGGCGCGACAGACTACAAAACTGCGGTCAGAGGCGCATGCAAGAATTTGTATGATAAAGGACTTGTCACAATAGACTATGAAAGCGGAAAGCACGCGTCAATAGAAACGGCCGTTCGGCGTAACATCATGGGCGGTCTCGGTCTTATGCAAGAAAAAATAAGCGAATCAAACCATGAACGATATGGCGCGGACGGATGGGAAATATCTGCTCACGCGGCGAGTGCGCCGGACCATGAACCAATACAAGGAAAGCAATACCGAGATGAAGAGTATCGAGAACTCAATGATAGCCTTGTTCGCCGCATTGGAACACTAAATTGCGGTCATGCGGCTTTTCCGATATTTTATGGCGTTACAAAACCTACATACACGGATGCCGAGCTTGAAGCCTTTAAGAAGTCAAATGCCGATGGTATAACATATCAAGGTAAGCATTATACGATGTATGAAGCTACGCAAATGCAAAGACGCCTTGAAACTGCCATACGAAAATGTAAACGAAAAATATCTGTGCTCGAGGGAGCGGGCGACGAAGATAAACTCAAAGTTTCACGCATCAAATATACTCGGCTTAATCAGGAATATGCCCGATTTTCAAAAGCGGCGGGGCTGCGAATGCAAACGGATCGTCTGCACACTTCCGGATTTAGTTATAAGCAGGGGACTAAAGCCTCATCAATAGGTGGAGATCAGATTGCAAAAATAGAGCTATACAAAGCACAGATGCACGCTGCAGGTTTTGAAGTGTCAGGAGTGGATAATTTTACCGGCGATACTCGAGTTCTGGAAAAGATAAGTGCGGTGAGTATGAGAATGGCAGAAATATATCCAGAAGAAACAAATGGAATGAAAGTTGTGTTGAGTCGAATAAAAAATAGAGATGTTTACGGGTATTTCTTACCTGATAAACGTGAGATACATTTTAACAAAAACAAATTTGGTAATTGGGATGCGTTGATGTCTGACTACAGCGACGATGTTAAAAGAGGTCATTTCCCCGAAGGCACCGATGCAAACGGTTTGTTTTACCATGAGTTTGGACATGCGATTGCAATGGCGGGAGGTGCAAAAAACTATAAAAAGGATATTGGGGAAGTGCTATTTGAATGTGGCTATTCCGAGCATATGAGCGTACAGAGACTGAACTTGGCACTTGAAAAAGAACTTTCACATTATGCTACAACCGTTACCAACCCGGCCTATCAAGAGGTAGTTGCAGAAGCTTGTTCTGAATGGTATAATAGTAAGAAACCAAGAAGGTTTTGCGAAAAATTTTTAAGAAAGGTAGGATTAATACAATAATGTCGGAACATGTAGAAAAAATGACATTTTTTCAAAGAAATCCTGAATGGTATTACTTTGATGAAAATGATTTTCCTCACCTTACGGACAAAGCACCACCGGAAGCAGTAGAGTCATATGAGTACTGGAAAGAAATATATGAAATATCACAGAAGGAAGGCATAATATTTTATTGACCGACAAGCGAAAGCGAGGCGGTGTCACCATGCCTATAATTTAATAATTACAGCGTTTTGCAGTCAACTGCAAGACGCTGTTTTTATATCACCCCGCCGCAGGTTTATGCGGCTTAATTCTTACCGCAGACAGAGCGGTATATAAGCCATGTTAGGAGGATTTTTTATGGAAAACATTCACACCATCCTCGAAAAATACGGAATTACCGTTGACGAGGAAAGAAAAGCGGATTTTGAAAAAGAGTTTGCGGAAAATTATAAAACCGTCGCTGAACACAGTAAAGTGGTATCGGCGCGTGATGGGTATAAGACGCAGCTCGAAGCCGCACAAAATGCGCTGAAGGACCTTAAGGACGTAGATGTTGGCGAGCTGAAGGGAAAGATTAGCACGCTGACAAACGAGCTGAACACTCAGAAAACCAATTATGAGCAGCAGCTTGCGGATCTCGAGTTCGGTAACATTCTCGATGGTGCTATAGCCAGCATGAAAGGCCGAGAAGCAAAAGCTGTTAAAGCAATGCTTGACATCGACGCGCTCAAGGCAAGTAAAAATCAGGCGGCAGATATAAAGACTGCGCTTGAAGAACTCAAAGAGAAAAGCGGCTATCTTTTTGAGGACGAAGAAACGCCTCCGCCATATGCGGCAGGCACAGGGGGAAGCTCCCTGTCAACAAAATACAGCTCCCAGGAAGCGGCAATAAGATCCGCAATGGGGCTGAAAGTCGAATAAGGAGGACTTTTTAAATGGCAAACAGTATTACACTTGTCAAACAGTTTGTGAAAATGCTTGACGAGGCTTATAAGCTCGCATCTCTTACCTCGGATCTTGATGGTGCTTCTGAGCTCGTCAGGCAGGGCGCAAATGCGAATGAACTTATAATCCCCAAACTCAGCATGAGCGGGCTTGGCGATTATTCGCGTAACGGCGGATATGTTGCCGGCGATGTAACGCTGACAAATGAGACGGTCAAATGCAATTTTGACAGAGGTAGGCTTTTCACTGTCGATGCGCTTGATAATCAGGAGAGTGCTTATATCGCGTTTGGCAGACTCGCAGGAGAATTCATCCGAACAAAGGTTGTTCCGGAACTTGATGCATTCCGTTTTGCAACATATTCCGGCATTACTGGCATATCCAAAGTTTCGGCGGGCGCGTCGCTTTCTGATGGCGCCGCCGTAATTGCAGCGCTTCGAGCGGCTATAACAAAGATGGACGAGGATGAGGTTCCGACCGATCAGAGATATCTTTACATCACGCCCACGCTGCATGGTCTTGTGCAGGATATGGACACTACCAAGAGCCGCGAGGTATTTGAAAGATTCGTTAAAATCGTCGATGTCCCGCAGACAAGGTTTTATACCGCAATCAACCAGAAGTCCGGCAAGATTATCACGACCGGAGAGAGCCCGAACACGACAACCACGGACGAGACCGCAGGTGGCTACGACAAGGCGACTTCCGCAAAAGACATCAACTTTATGATTGTTCACAAGCCGGCAGTCATTCAGTTCCAGAAGCATGTCGCCCCGAAGATAATTTCACCCGAACAGAATCAGACGGCGGACGCATGGATGTACGGTTATCGCAATGTCGGCATCGCCGATGCATACGATAACAAGGTCGCCGGTATTTACCTGCATCACAAGGCTTGAGGTGAGTGAGTATGAAAATAGTTGGACTGATTTTCCCGGAGACCGAGGAACAGACCTCCGCAGAGACCGAGGAACAGACCTCCGCAGAGACCGAGGAACAGACCTCCGCAGAGACCGAGGAACAGACCTTTTGCTGCTCTGAGTGTGGGAAGAAATACAAATCTGGAACTGCGCTACAGAAGCACATGAAAGAAAAGCATTCGGACGAAAGCGAGGAGTGACCAACGATGACACAGTATGCAGACTACGACTACTATCTCAATGACTATCTCCATGGCGAGGACGCTATGAGCAAGGACGACTTCGACTTTTTCGCCGTCAGAGCCTCCAAGGTTATTGAGCGGCACACATTCAGCCGAATTGAAGAAGTGACGGAAGCGATTAAGTCTTGTTGCTGCGAGCTCGCCGAATGCCTAAAGTCGGAACATAGCGCGGACTGTCAGAGCGGTAAGACCTCCGAGAGCGTCGGCAGCTACTCCGTATCTTATGCATCGGCAACTGACAGACGCCGCGAAAGTCAGCAGGAATATAGCCGTATTCTGCATCTGTGGCTCGGTGACACGGGTTTACTTTATAGGGGGTAAAGGTGTGTATACCAACACAAAAGCAACCGTGTACCGCCTCACAGGGGGCAAATACGAGCGGATATTCCTGCCGCGCGTTTTTTGGGATATGAAGTCGACCGCCTCAACGGGCAAAAACGGTAAGACCGAGAGCGACACGGTGACGGTTTTTCTGCCGTTGCTCTTGCAGCTCACCCCGCAGAAAGACCTTATAATCAAAGGCTCTGTGCCTCTGACGATTGATAATTCAACCGAAGAGACTCAGAGCGCGAGCGTGAAAAAGCTTTTTGCCGGGTATGATGTCCACACGGTCATGGCTTGCCGGGTATGCGATTATGGCTCGGCAGAAATGCGACACACTGAGCTTGATGTGAGGTGATGGCGTGAAAAATCTGCCAAAGATAAACCAGCCGGACGATATGGATTATACCGGAACGATAAATGTTAAAATTCACTGGAATCCGCACTTTGCCAAAAACATGGTTCAGCGTGCGTATAGAATCCAGTGCGTTATCGACTCCGATGTTATTAAGTTTATGACGCCGTATGTCCCGTATCAGTCCGGCTTTTTGGCGACGAAGGCATTGACCATCCCTACTGTCATAGGCACTGGCGAAATTCGACAGTTGGGCCCGTATGCGCACTATCAATATATTGGTGAAATTTACGGTCCGAACGTCCCGGTTAAGGAAAACGGTGAGATTGTGGGTTGGTGGTCACCGCCGAGTAAAGCCCCGACGGGGAGACCGCTGACATACGATACCACAAAAAATCCGCTCGCAGGTTCGCACTGGTTTGAGCGTATGAAAGCCGACAGAGCCGACGACATACTCAAAGACGCTCAGGAGGCGGCGAACAGATGAACATAATCGAAACCGTAAAAAAAACACTCTCTCAGTGTCCTAAAATAGACGACTTTTGTAACGGCTTGCATGTCGATTTTTCCGAAAACAAGAGCGGGGACTTCGGACTCTATTCTTCGGGCGATGCGCTTGTCGGAAAAGATATTTTAGGCAATGAGAAACGCAAACACAGCTTTGTACTGTACGCCAACGGCAGACCATTTAACGAGTTTGACCGACTGGCGCACAGTGCTTTTTTATTGGAGCTGAACTATTGGCTCGAGAAGCAGAAGCATATCGTGGTGACATCTATCGTTGACGGCAAAGAGCTGTCCGGTGAGATAACGAAGATGAGCTGCGCGAATGCAATGCTTTTTGCAGTGCCAACAGGCAATGTGAACGACGGCGTCACATATCAGCTTCAAATCTACGCCGAATATACCATAGAAAGTGAGGAGTTTTAATGCCTGAACCTGCTACTACTAATACGGCAAACGCAAAGATAGAGCGCAAATATCTTGCACACTACATCGATTCGTCGTTTAATGGCACAGCTGCAAACTATGTCCGTTTGGGCAAAGACCTTGAAGAGTATGCGATTGAGATGAATCCGGACTCGGAGACCAAAAAGAACATACTCGGCGAGAACTCGACCAATGTCAAGGGCTACGAGCCGCAGGGCTCTGTTGACCCTTATTATGCTTATAGCGGCGACCCGCTCTATGAGCACCTTGCGTCCATAATCAACGACCGCGCGACTGGCTCGGCTCTTGAAACAACTGTCGTTGACGCGCTGTTCAAGACCGACGGCTCGTGTGAGTGGGCGTATCGCGAGAACGCTATTATCATTCCACAGTCGATAGGCGGCGAAGACGGCGTTCAGATTCCCTTTGAAATCCACTACAACGGCGGACGCACAAAGGGAACTTTTGATGCGGCAACAAAAACGTTTACCGCAGATTCGTCCAAGTAATCAAAAAAGGGGGGCTGCTTCGGCAGCCTCTCTCCCTTTTTAGGAGGTAAAACATGGCACAGCAGCGACAGAGTATAAACTTTGACGACGGCTTTAAAAGCTACGAAATTAACGGCGACCCGCAGAGAATTGTCCGTATAGATACCGCCGACTACGGACTTATAGAGCGTCTGCGAAACGCTAAAAACAATATAAACGAAGAAATGAAGAAATATGAGAACGTCAAGATAAAGAGCGACGGTTCCGCAGACCTTGACGATGAGACGGCAGCTGATAGTCTCCGCGACCTCGGCAAGTTCATATGCGGTCAGTTCGACTATATCTTCAACTCCGAGGTGTCCGGCGTTCTGTTCGGCACAGCTTCACCGCTTTCAACTCGCGGCGGCGTTCCACTTTTCGAGCGCGTTTTCAATGCAGTTCTCCCGATCATAGAAACCGACATAAAATCCGAGCAGAAGAAAGCCGAAGCCCGTATCAAAAAGTACGAAGCCGAAGCCGCGAGGTTTAAAAATAGCTTATGATAGGCTATCTTCCGACCACGCTCGAAGTGGCAGGCAAAGAATATTCTATCTGCTCCGACTATCGCGTTGCGCTTGTCATTTTCGAGGCATTTGACGACCCGGAACTCAATGAGTATGACAAAATGGCGGTTATGCTGGACTGTTTATATAAAGAGCCGGACTCGATACCGAGAGAAGCTTGCAACGAGGCGATTGAAAAAGCGTCGTGGTTTCTTGATGGCGGTGAGGACTATAAAGAAGTAGGTCAACAGCGACAGAAAAAGGTCATGTCCTGGTCTCAGGACGAAAAGATGATTTTTTCCGCAGTAAACAAGACCGCCGGGCAGGAAGTCCGCGCCGTGCCCTATATGCATTGGTGGACATTTCTCGGCTATTTCGCAGAGATTGGCGAGTGCCTTTTCTCGACAGTCCGTTCTATCCGCGAAAAGAAGAACAGACACAAGAAACTCGACAAGTGGGAGCAGGAATTTTACAAAGAGCACAAAAAGATGATAGACATTGAGCGCAAATACTCGGCACAGGAACAGGCAGAACGTGACGCGCTCAATAAACTTTTAGGATAGCGGGGGGTGATTGAATGGTTGACGGCTCTCTCAAATTTGACACAAAATTTGACACGGACGGCGTGAATAAAGCGACGGACATGGTGAATAAATCGGTGTCACGTATGTATCAGCGCGTCAAACAGGCGTTCAGCGGCAAGGAAGTTGACCAATCGTCGGCGAAGATGAAACGGTTGCAGAACAATGTCGATGAAGCAAATGCCAAAGTCGAAAAGCAGATAGCCGAAGTCGAAAGACTGCGCACGGAATATGAAAATCTCAAATCTGACGACGGATATATCGAGCCGGAAGCCGCAAAACCGCTGATAGAACAGGCGGAAACGCTCAAAGCGAAAATCGCCGAAGCAAAACAGCAAGTCGCCGAATATGACAAGCAGTGGGAACATGGCGTTGCCGGAGCTGACGGCAAATCCGGCGAGTGGGTTGACAAAGTCCACAGCTTGCAGGCGGAATATGACAAAGTCCTTGAAAAAATCGAAAAGATTGAAAGTAAAGCCGAAGCGAAGCACCAGACCGACCGTTCCGCGCAGCTTGCCTCGTCCGAAGCGGCTATCGTAGACGCAGAGAAAAAGCTCGACGGACTCAGAAGTAAAGCCGATATTGCGAAAACAAAGCTCCGGGAAGCCCTGAGCGCCAAAGCACCTGCGGGATTTAAAAAGGGCTTGACTGGAGCTACTGCCGGTCTTGATAAATTTGTCAAGCGCATAGGCGGTCTTGCAAAGCGAGTTTTCATTTTTACTGTCATAACAAAGGCACTCAGAAAGCTTAAAGAGCTGCTCACCTCTATGACTTCGTCGGACAAGCAGATACAGACCTCTCTTGCCAACATAAAGGGTAATCTCTTGACGGCGTTTCAGCCGATATACGAGTTTGCATTGCCTGCGATTAAAGCGTTACTGCACGCGCTCGAACAAGCATCGGCTTTTCTCGCGTCGTTTACCGCCGCGCTTTTCGGCAAATCTGTATCACAGATGCAGAAAAACGCAAAGGCGCTTAATAAGCAAGCAACGGCGACAAGCAAGGTCGGCAAGGCGGCGGAAAAAGCTTCTCGAAGCCTTGCGAGTTTCGACGAGCTGAATCAGCTCAGTGATAACAGCTCAAGCAGTTCAGGCGGCGCAGATGCGTCGTCTGTGCCCGCATTCAACACCGATCTCGACGACCTCGACGGCAACATGGCGAAAATAGCGGCTTATGGGTCGATGTTGCTCGGCGTTGCACTACTTATGGTAGGCATAGCGACGGTTAATATCCCAGCGATTATTCTCGGTATAGCACTCATTGCGGCGGGAATAAAAGTCGGACAGAACACGGGTGCATTTTCGAGTATGCCAACATGGGTTAATCAGATAATCACATGGGGGCTGATGATACTCGGTGCGGCGTTGCTTATAGTCGGACTTGTCAAATTTAGCCCGAAGCTTATTCTCGCAGGTATCGCTCTATATATGACGGGCGTCAAATACGGCGAGGCAAGCGGGGCTTTTGAGGCTATGCCCGGCTGGTTAAAGCAGATAATCACATGGGGCGGAATGGCACTCGGCACAGCTCTCTTGGTTGTCGGTATAGTCATGGGGAACATTTATCTTACACTTGCGGGAATTATGCTTCTTGTCACTGGAATGACAGTCGGAGACAAGAGCGGAGCTTTTGAAGCTATGCCTCCGTGGCTCGCGCAGATAGTGACATGGGGCTCAATCGCACTGGGAACAGCTCTCCTTATAGCGGGTATTGCGACGACAAATATTCCGCTTATAGCGGCAGGTGCGGCGCTTTTCTCCGTCGGTATTGCAACCGGAATAAATTCGGGCGCGTTCTCGGCGGCTTGGAATGCTATCAAATCTTTCGGCAGTCAAATCGCGCACGGTGCAGCCGACCTTTGGAATAAAATAACCTCTGGCGCGTCGAGAATGTGGAATTCAATCAAAAGCTCAGGTCGTGACAAACTCAACGGCATAATTTCGCTCGTCGAGCGTTGCATAAATACCGTTGTCAATAAAGCGAATAGAATCTCGTGGAATATTCCCGATTGGGTGCCCGGAATAGGCGGCAAGAAGTTCGGCTTCAATCTGCCTACCGTTAGCATACCTCGCCTTGCAACAGGTACAGTTGTCCCGAGAAACTACGGCGAATACACTGCCATACTCGGCGATAACAAGCGCGAGCCCGAAGTCGTTTCGCCTTTGTCGACGATGAAACAGGCGGTTCGCGAGGTCATGAACGAACTCAGCGGAGATAACTCACGCCCGATATCAATTTCAATTTATACCACGCTCGACGGAAAGGTCGTCGGGCAATCGGTAATTGAATACCATAACGGCGTTGTCAGAAGGACTGGCAAAACGCCGTTCGCGGGGGTGAGCGTATGAGTATAGCCGTAATGAAAATCAAAAAAACGGGTACATCGACATGGAAAACACTTCCCACGCCGATGGGCTTGAAACCCGGAATAAATATCATCGACAGCAGCAAAAGCGGGCGTGACAACAACACGGGAACAATGTTCCGCGATATCGTGACGGGAAAGAACAAATACACCGCCACGATGCCGAGCGGATTGAACAACACGCAGTATGCAGAAATCGCGGACATTATCCTTGCCGACAGTTTCGACTGTTGGTTGCCGAACCCGAAAACGGGCACATTCGGCACAAAGACATTCTACTGCTCGACGCTCGAAGCAGATATAGAGCGGATATACAGCGAGACTCTTTGGACTTATAAAGAGGTCAGCTTCAATTTGACCGAGATGTAAGGGGGCACGGGCAGTGTATAAGATAATCAACGCGACAAAACGCGCAGCGGTAAGAACTGCTTATGCCAAGCGGACTCGTCACATAATCAACCGGATAACATTCGGACATTATGTGACGACTCTCGGGATTCGCTCTTTTGTCTCGGATAAGGTCGTCGTAACGGACGGCTTACTGAGCTTGAGCGTGACACAGGTTCTCAACGGAGACGAGGATGCAACGGTCGGAAGTGTGGGTTCAAGCTCCTATTCCGCAACTTTTAATAATCCGTCACCCACCTATAACTACCGCGACAAGATAGCATTTATCGAAAGCGGTGTGCTTCTGGCGGACGGAACATATTATTATACGCCTTGCGGATATTTTGCGACGGAGAAGCCGGAGACGGACGACGACGGAAAGACCTTGACCGTCACCGGCTATGATGAGATAGACAAAATGGGCGGGAAGTGGGCACCGTCTATCACCGTGACGGACACCACGACACTGAAAGATGTCGTCGAGAATATCGCGAGTATGCACGGCTTGAGCGTGACATATGTCGATACGGCGGCACAGACTGCCTTGAAAAATCATGTTATCGGCGTTGCAACAGCCGCAGAACTGACAGAGCAGAGCGAGCGAGATGTGCTCGGCTACTGCGTCGGATGCGCGGGAATGTCTGCGCGAGTAAACACGGTCGGAAAGCTTTATATCTCGTGGTTTTTCAGTCCGGGCAGTACCTATGACTACACCGTGACGGCAGATGTCCAGTGGGAAAACGGCTTTAAAAAGTCCGCGGAGAGCGCGGTCGAAATAGAAGCGGTCACAGCGGGCAAGGACGAAGATGTCTATACGAAAGGCACAGGAGTTCCACTGTCTTTTGCAAATCCGCTTGTTACCCATGCCGAGATAGACGCGATATATGCACGGTATAACGGGCGTACATGGTATCCGTCAACTTGTACATGGCGCGGAGACCCGTGTGTAGAGGTCGGAGATATTATCACCGTCAAAGACAAAAACAACAAGTCATATACCGTCTATGTAGCACAACAGGAGTTAGACCTCTCCGGCGGCTTGCAGTCCACAATCACATCTCCCAATCTCGACACAACGGAGATGTCTTTCGACTCTGTCAGCGCGTCCGTAAAGCTTGAACTCAGCAAGGTTAAAAACTCGATGGAAGCGGCAATAAAAGCCGCCACAGACGCTATAAACGGGGCAAACGGCGGATATTACCGCATTCTCGACCTCGACAAGGACGGAAACCCGGACGGCTGGGAATGTTTCGCGACAGACGGCTTGCAGGGCGTTAAATGCACCTACGGCGGTATAGGCTGCACCACAAACGGCGGCAAGACCTACACCAACGCCATGACCGGAGCGGGCATAAACGCAACGGCTATAACGACGGGTATCATCACAGGCGGCACAAACGGATTTTCTTTTAACCTCGAAACCGGACACATCGAAGCCTCCGACATCAACATCACCGGCGGCGATATAAACCTTGACGGCGGTCAGCTGTCAATAGAAAACAGCGGATTTAAGACCGATCTGTCAAGCGGATATTTGCAGATGTATTACACCACAAATATGCAAACCGGCGCAAATTATGAGTACTTTGACATTAACAATACGCTGATTGGCACGAAGTTTTATGCGACGCTCGCCGCGCCGAAGCCTGCCGCCGCGCTTGGCGTTACATCAAACGGTTTTCGATTTGGTGAGAAAGCAGAAAACGCCACGCTTGTAAACCATTGGAACACCGATTATGCCGTGATAGAAAAAGATAACGCAAGATTTCGCAAAAAAGTCGAGGTAAACGAGTCTTTAAGTGTTGCGACAGGCGGCGATGCCATCGGGTTTATCGCGCATGCGCCAAACGGCGCGAACGATGTAAGCGCGGAGCTTGGTGCTACGAGTGACGCGAGCGCACTGCTGCAAATCGTCAACAACACCAAAGGCACGGTTCCGGCACGAATTGAAATCTACTCGAGCGGGACAAACGGAAAGGGCATGACTTTAAAGCTTACTTCCGGCGGCGGTTACACCGGACGGCTATTTTTAGACACCACCGGACTGTATGCCGAATTTAACGACAGCGGCGACTACAAAAAACTCGCTTAGGGGGCTATTATGACAAAAACCGAAATCGAACAGAAAATCGCAGAGGTCAAAGCGCAGGGCGACGCCTTGCAGAAGCACAACGCGCAGCTGATACAGCAAATCGAGGTCAACAAGGTCGAAATCACGAAGATTATCGGCAAGCTTGACCTTTTATCCGAAATGCTTGCAGACTGCGAAAAACCGCCCGCGGAGGGCGAGAACGGGGAGGCGGAAAAGAATGCAGACGAGAACGATAACGGTTGACTATGCCCGCCCTCGCGGGTATGACGTTGGATATCGAGCGGAGAACAACTTCACGGAGTTGTTGCTGCCCGTTCCCGCCGAGCTCGAAAATGCCGACAGCTATCGCGTATATTTTGAGTCGACGGTCGGCGAGTATCTGCAAACCGGGCTGTTGACTCCTGTGGACGGCTATGTGGCGGTTAAAATTACAAGCGATGTTGTGCCCGAACCGGGCAACATGGCAGCGCAGCTTGTCGCCTTTGCGGACGGCGAGATAGTCGGCTATGCGCCTATGATAACAGGCTCTGCAAAGGTGTCAATCCCGGACGGCACAGAGCGGCTCTCGCACAGCCTCGCCGCCGAGATAGCTCTTAACACCGCCGCACGGCACGGCCATGATAACAAGTCGGTCATTGACCTGTTGACCGCCGATGATACCGGCACGCTGCTGTACGATGGCAAGGTTATAGGTGGCGGAGGTTCAACGGCAGAGGACATCAGCTACACGCTGTCAGAAGATGTTCAAACCACTTTCCCGGATATTGAGCTTGAGTCTGACACAGTTAAAAGCGGACTTGATGTCGCAATGTATTATGCGCTTGCGGGTATGTTTGCAAAGTATATTAGCTGCAATCTGCAATCAGGCAGTGGAGAAACAGTAAGTATGGATTTGCAGCGTATCTTAGATGGCTTTGTCTTTCCGGCGATGTTTAAGGCGCACGAGCACGACAACAAATCTGTGCTTGATCTGATATCAGCGGTTGACGGCAAACTTCGCTACAATGGCTCGGACGTTGGCTTAAAAGGCGAGAAAGGTGATAAGGGCGAACCCGGTACGCCGGGTGCCCCTGGCGCTCCGGGCTCTGATGCGACAGTGACAAAAAACAATGTCGTCGCCGCCCTCGGCTATACGCCGCAAGCAGTGTCGGCGCAGGTAACAGCAGGAACAGAAATCACCCTTGCCGACAACACGGAATATCGCCTTGAGAATGTCGCGACCTTAACTCTGACATATCCGATGGGCAATTTTGAGTGTTGGCTCAAATTGACCTTCGCTGCGAGCGGGTCAATCACTGTCACCTTGCCGACGGGTACTAAATACATTGGCAACGCGCCGAATTTCGCAAGTGGCGAAACATGGGAAATGTCAATCAAAGACGGCGTTGTTATCGCTCAAAAGGTCGGTGACGGCACATGACGCGCCGCAGGGCAATGATGATGCAAAAGGCACAGCAGGGCGGAAATCTGCCAGAGGGCTATACCGCAGTCGAATATATCCAGTCGTCGGGCACTCAGTACATCGACACCGGGCGCAAGCTGACGCAGGATTCTGATATCACCATAGATTTCAGGATAGTCGGTGAAATAAACAGGGACGCGGGCATATTCGGGTCGCGCCAGAGTGCGTTGAAAAATAATCTTACGCTGTTTCAGAACAAAAATCCGATTGTTTTCTCCGGCGACTTTTCCGAGTATCAAAAGCACCGTTTTACGGCGGCTTCATCATTGGAACGAACAAAAATCCAAATAAACAAAGCCGGCGTGTGGGTCAATGATATTTTAAAAAAATCTTGGAGCGATGTCGCCGACTTCGAGACGCCGACAAACGGACTGATATTTGACGTTGGCAACAACAACTGGACGAACAATAAGGCTGTTATGCGGTTATATAGCTACACCGACGGCGATGCACAACAGCTTGTCCCGTGTCTCGATGCAAACGGTGTGCCGTGCCTTTATGATCTTATAGGCAAAACGGCGCTCTATAATCAGGGCGCGGGCAGCTTCACATGGGGGTGAAAATATGATATACGGAAAACTGGTCGGCGGCGAGCTCAGAGGAGCGCCGCGACCGATAAAAACGGCGGACGGCGACGTGTTTACAAACGACTCCGCATTGCTTTTGCAGTACGGATACAAGCCGATAATCACGGCGGATTATCCGTCCGACGGCGGGTATTACAACGAGTCGTGGACGGAGACGGAATCCCAGATAAAGCAAATCTGGACAGCCGCCGAGCCGCCCGAAGATATATCGGCGGACGAGGCACTGGAAATAATCACGGGAGGTGCAAATATATGACACGGACGCAGGCAAAACGCTTTCGCGAGATGATAACAAAAGCCGCCGCGAAGCTGACAAACGCCGAAGCTCTGACAAGTATTAGCTTGTTTGAACCGTGGAGCGGCGAAAAAGATTATTCTGTCGGCGACAGGGTGCGCGACGGTGGGAATCTATATCGCTGCTACAACGCGATATCCGCCAATCCCACATGGCGGCCGGGCGTCACTCCGGCACACTGGGAGCGCGTGACGGCAGACGAAAGCGGCACTATCGACAATCCGATAACCGCCGCTGTCGGTATGCGGTATTTCAAGGACAAGTACTATCTCGACGGCGGCAAAACATACAAGTGCATACGCGACGACAGCAACGGTCAAGGTACGATTTTACAGTATCTGCCGTCGCAGCTTGTGGGCATTTACTTCGGGGAGGTGACGGGATGAGCGTGTGGGAAGTTTTTTTAGCCGCAATAGGTGCATGCGGGACGGTTTGCGCCATTATCTTTGGGTATCAAGCCTATAAGCGAAACGGCAAGAGCGACAACCGCGACGAGGGCAAGAAAGACGGTGTTGTTTTGACGGAGCTGGGGTACATAAAAAGCGGCGTAGATGACATCAAACGAAAGCAGGAAAAGCAGGACGACAGCATAAGGGAAGTCGTTGAAAGACTGAGCTCTGTTGAATCGTCCGCGAAGCAAGCACACCATCGGATAGACGGCTTGGAGAGCCGTATGAGCGAAAAATAAGGAGGTCACATTTATGTTTGCAGAATTTTGGTCGGAGTACGGTATGACATTGATATACACCGTTTTAACGGCGGTGCTCGGCTTCATCGGAATCGCGATAAAGCAGATTCTTTCGAAGTTTTCCACCGACAGAACAAAGGAGTCGGTCGTGAAAACTTGTGTCAACGCAGCGGAGCAGCTGTATAAAGATTTACACGGCGAAGAAAAGCTTGCAAAGGTCAAGGAAAACATCGTCGAAATGCTCAATGAGAAAGGCATCTCAATATCTGACATTGAGATGGACATGCTTATTGAAGCGGCGGTTGCGGAAATCAATAAGCAGCTTAAGAAAAAGGAGGGTGCTGAAAATGGCAAAGACTAATACAGGGCTCGTGGCATACGCAAAAGCGAACATCGGCAATCCGTATTGGTACGGCACCTTTGGGCAGGTCGGAACGCAGACGCTACTTGATTCCAAGCGCAGGCAGTACCCGTCATTTTATACCAATTCCATGTATGCCAAATGCAAAAAGGATATCGGAAAAAGGGTACACGACTGCGTTGGACTGATTAAGGGCTATCTTTGGAGTAATAGCGCTACGGCAGCGCCGAAATATAACGCCGCGCAGGATGTGTCGGCAAACGGTATGCTTGCCAAATGCACCGAACACGGCAACATAAATAAGATGCCAGAGGTCCCCGGCGTCCTCGTTTTCATGGATGGTCATGTGGGTGTGTATGAGGGCAATGGCTATGTTATCGAGTGTACCGTCTCATGCGGCGGTGGCGTCGTCAGAACCGCGCTTAAAAGCCGTCCCTGGGTGCATTGGGGCAAATGTCCTTGGATAAGTTACAACAGCACTACAGCGGCACAGAAGCCGTCAGAATCGACCTCGAAGCCAACAAGCGGCGTAAAAGTTGGTGACAAGGTCAGGATAACCGGCACGAACTATGCCACGGGTCAGCATATACCCGCTTGGGTGAAGCTGCGTAAGTATACCGTAAGTAAGGTGCAGGACGGTAAAGCCCTGCTCAAGGAGATCAGCAGCTGGGTGCATACCAAAGATATAACAGTAGTATCGACGGCAAAGAAAGGTGTTGCAGTCGGTAGCACAGTGACTATCAAGAAAGGTGCTGTTTACGGCGGCTGTACCTCAGCGCGCGGAAAAGCGGTCCCGTCCGCTCAGCTTGCACCGACAAAGCACAAGGTAAGCAAGATACAGACAAACAAAGGCGTCAAAGAAGCCCTGCTCGGCGATATATCGAGCTGGGTAGCGGTGGCGAGCCTTGAGAAGGTTACAAAATGAAAAAAGCAATGTTGTCACAGCCAATGCGCGGAAAAACCGAAGCGGAAATAAAGGCGACGAGAGAGCATGCCATAAGGGCACTTAAGGCTAAAGGCTATGAAGTCGTAAACACCTTGTTTACTGACGAGTGGTATAGTGATGCTCAAATGAAGCAGCGCGGAGTAGAAAATATACCGCTTTGCTTTTTGGCAAAATCTCTTGAAAATATGTCGCTTTGTCATGCAGCATTTTTTTGCGAAGGTTGGGAAAATGCGCGCGGCTGCAAGATAGAGCACGAAGCAGCCGTAGCTTATGGGCTCGACATAATATATGAGAATGAGGAGGCATGACATATGATAACAGCAATTCTTTTCAACCTCATGAACATGCTCGGACTTTACGGAGCCTGGGCGGTCGTACAGATTCTCAAGCTCTTCGGAGCGATTTAAAACACAACCGGGCAGGGGATTTTCCTCTGCCCGGTTTTCTGCTTTATAAAGTACGCAGCTCCCGGTCTGATAGCCGAGAGCCACAAGAAATAGGATATAGAGCCGGAGGCTCTTTAATTGCATTATAGCATGATATGCTTTAAAAATCAAGCAATGTTTGCTCAGGTAAAAATCGACCGTTACTACAGGGTTACTACGGATTTCATTTTGAGTGCATTGAAATAGAAATAAAAAAAGCCTTGAAACCGTTGATACACAACGACTTCAGGGCTTCTCTTTTGGTGATCCATCGGAGATTCGAACTCCGGACACCTTGATTAAAAGTCAAGTGCTCTACCGACTGAGCTAATGGATCATATTCTTTTCGCTGTGCGGAAGCTGTATCCGCAAATCAGCTTGATTATCATATAATATTTGCTCGAAAAAGTCAAGCCTTTTTTGTATTTTCTTCCCATTGTTTTCACTCTTTATGATAAATTGTGCTTATTTAACCCGAATATTCATTCCCGCCCGGCAGATACTATTCAGAGAAAACTGCCGGAGGCGCATTCTATGAAGATACTTTTTTATGATACAAAGCCGTATGACCGCGAGGCGTTCGAAAAGCTTTCAGGCAAATATTCCGACATTGAAATAGACTATCTCAAGACGGATATCTCTTATCGCACCGCGCCGCTCTCGAAAGGCTATGACGCCGTGTGCCTGTTCGTCGCGTCCGATGTCGGCAGGCGGGTCGTGGATATCCTCGCCGAGAACGGGGTCAGGCTCATTCTCATGCGCTGCGCCGGGTATAACAATGTCGATCTTCCGGCGGCGCAGGAGCACGGTATCTCCGTTATGCGCGTGCCGGGGTATTCGCCCGAGGCAATAGCCGAGCATGCCCTCGCGCTCGCGTTCGCCGTCAATCGCCGCATACACAAGGCTTATATAAAAGTGCGCGAGAACAATTTCAGCCTCATGGGACTGACAGGGGTCAACTTCTGCGGAAAGACGGCAGGAGTTGTCGGCACGGGAAAGATAGGCGCGTCGTTTGCGCGCGCCTGCCGCGGACTCGGGATGAATGTTATCGCCTATGATAAGTATCGGAACCCCTTGCTCGACTTCGTTCGATATGTCGAACTCGATGAACTTCTCGGCGAAAGCGATCTGATATCTCTCCATTGCCCGCTGACCGAGGAGACCTATCATATGATAAATATCGACGCAATAGAGCGGATGAAGGACGGCGTTATCCTCGTCAACACTTCGCGCGGCGCGCTGATAAGCACGACCGATCTTATAAAAGGTATAAGACAGCATAAATTTATGGGCGTCGGGCTCGATGTGTATGAGGAGGAGACGCACAACGTTTTTGAAAACCGCGAGGACGATATACTCGAAACCTCTGTGACTGCGCGCCTTCTGTCGTTCCCGAATGTTATAATCACCTCGCACCAGGGCTTTCTGACCCGCGAGGCGCTTGAGTCGATAAGCGAGACCACGTTTGAAAATGCCGCCTCGTTCGGCAGGGGAGAGCCGATACAGGCGAATATAGTTAAATATAATTAATGTATGCTAACCATGCGCGGCGGTAAATTCCGCCGCTTTTTTCTGTCCGCTGTTGATTAAATCGCATTTATGTGATAGAATTTTCCCGTAACTGATTCAAAGGAGTGAGGGAGACTTCGGGTCTCGTAAATATGAAAAACAAAGTTCTGCCAAAAATAACAAATATATCGGCTATTGTTGACATAGTCGGCGCAGTCGCATTTTTTATTGTTCAGATAATCAACGCCGCAAAACCGAATTTTGTCAGCGCGTCGGTGATGCTCGGATTTTTGATAGCGAGTGCCGTGGCGATAATATTGTTCTTCGTGCTCCGAGTCGTAGGTATCGCGGTCGGTGCTAAGTCATCGAAAGTTCTGACGATAATTTCATATATTGTCGATGCGGCATGGGTCATCTCTATGATATTCGTGCTCAGGAATCTCAATATCTTTTAAGGAGAGTCGGAATGATTTATGCTTTTGTCGCCGCTGTCGTTTCTGCGGCTCTGCTGATATATTTTATCGTCCGTATAGTGCGCGATCCCGGTGATGCAAAATATGCCGTACATATTCCAAGATGGCTTTTCTTCTTCGGCATGGCTGTCTATATTGCCGGCGCCGCCGTCTGCATCGCAATGCTCGCTGTCGGAAAGTTCTTCGTTGCAATTCCGGGCTTCGGCTGTATGCTTTTCGGTGCCGCGGCGATGCTCTGCCAGCTCGACCAGAAGGTCGTGTCTGCGGGCGAGGGGATATATATCTATTCGACCATGTTCGGCAAAAAGAAGCGCTTTAATATTTCCGATTTTGTCTCGAAGAAGCGAAACTCCGATTCGCTCACGCTCAAATTCAAAAACGGGAAGATGCATATCGATAACCTTGCCGTTATCAGCGACGGCTTCAGAGAGAGCCTGCTCGACGGCAAAGAAGACTGA